CGGTTAGTTGCGCCTGTGTTTTGACCTGCCCGAAGTTCAGGATCAACCTTTCAATCGGAACTGAAAGCCCTGCTGAAACGTCGCCAAGTGCTTTGAGTGTTCCCATGATATCGTCTGCCGCAACACCGAAAGCCATCAGTGATTTTGCTCCCGTTGCAACTTCCTGCAATTCAAATGGTGTCTTTGCGGCAAATTCTACAACCTGTGCCATGAGCTTATCGGCCTTGTCCTTGCTCCCCAGCATCGTTTCGAAAGCAACTTCCAACTGTTGAAACTCCCCCCGGACGCGTGCAATGTTTGCAACAAACTGAGATGCAAAGTCAATGGTGAAATATGCAGCGACGGATGCCGCAAGTCCACGGAACATATTATCCATTTTCTGTCCGGATGATTCGACCCCGCTGGTTAACTGCTGAATCTTCCGGTTTATTTCGCTGATATCCCTTTGCAGTTTGTCGCCGTCAATGCCTGCTTGAAAATATATCCCTGCCATTATCGCGCCTGGTATTTGCCAAATTTGCTTTTCAAAATGTCCTTATTCCCCGGTATCGGCTTCCCGCTCCCGGACTTCCCTTTCTCGGTTTTTGTTTTCATATGGTAGTGTGGCATGTCTTTCATTTTCATCAGCAGATTAATCCAGCTATCTCCCCACATTACCTGTTCATGTGTCAGTTTGAATGTTTTTTGGATTCCGGCGAGTGTTCCCCAGAAGGTTTCCCCTCCGAGGGTTTCTCCGCCTTCATCCTCTTCCTTAACATCTTCAATGCCGGTGTTAATTCCATAATAAGAAAAAAAAACTCAGGATCGGCTTGTTTCAGCAAAAGGAGGTAATTATAGTACAGATGTTTTGTGCTTTCTGTACGGTGCAGCATCAGCCAACGATACCAGCGATATTTCCACATCTTGAAAATGTTATCATTGATAACTGCTGTTGCGAGTGCTTCCGCAATGGGCACTATGTTGTCGCCCTTCTCAAATACTTCGTATATGTCTCCGGTTTCAATGTCCCTTAACTTTGTGAGTATTTTGTTAATCCTCACCATCGTTCCGGGCAATAGTGGTCTTATTCCGAGTTTGATATTAATTCCGAAATAAAACGGAACCTGGAAATATACCGGATCACCCAGGAGCGCTGCGGCGGCTTCGCGTTGCGCTTGTTTATCTTTTTCGGTTTCCTTTTGCATCTTCCTGCAATTTTTCAATCATTGCTTTTTGCTCTTCGATTTTGTTGGCCATGCCATTAACCATATGCATAATGAAGGAAAGTTCATTATTTCTTTTTGCGACCCTGATACCCCATCTTTCTTTCATCCCTTCCTTGCTTTTTTCATCACTACCGTAATCCGTTAATTTTGCCTCATGGAAGGCAATAAACGCGTCGGTCAACTCTGCCGAAAGCAATATGGCATTTGCGAATGATTCAAGATTCGCGATGTCTTTCCCTGTTAATTTTTTACTGAAGAATCTCATTTTTCTGTTGTTTTGAAAAAAAGCCGCCGTCATCGCTTCAGGCGGCCTTTTCTAACCAATTAAACTAAACCAAACTATGAAAACCTGTGCTATACAGGGATTTTGTACTGGTATGGCGACTGATCATAAGCTCCGGTGCCGTTTGTTTCCGGTGCCAGTGCTTCAGCGCTTACCTCCAACTCCAGCATATTCTCACGTCCTACAACGCTGTCGAAACGAGCGACACAGGAAGCACGGAAGATGTTGAATATTACATCGTCAGTTGTGGTAACTTCGAGAGATAGCTCAACCGGGGCCACCGTTTCAGGGCCCCAGTAAATCGTATGTGACCCGTCGCCGGTTGCTGTCCCTCTCTTCATAGCTGCCACGAGTGTCGGTGTGACATCGTAGGCCCTCCAGGTGATTTTAAGCCCTCCGGCGTCGGTTACTACCTGCTTTACAGCGGTCGTGGTTTCCTCTACGTAAAACTCTTTCAGGGTATATTCGTCTTCCGAAATGGTCAACGATCCCTGAACGGTTTGCGCAAAAGGAGTTAAATCGCCGGTTGCGGGCATACAAGGGGATGCCCCCGTGGAGCATACTGCCCCGTATTTGATCGATTTGATCCCATAGATGTATTCTGCCATGATCTTTAATAATTAATCAATTTTACATTTAACCTGATGTTTGAAAAGTGCATCCCTAATTCCGGTTCCCGATGAAATTCCTGTGATTCAAAGTGCACATGATAGCCCCTGACTTCGATCTTTTCAAGCAATGACATAAGGGTCTCGTTGCGACATTCCAGCGTTTCAATGTCCGGCAGTCCGTTTGCGGGATCAATGTCCTTGCAATGATAATTTACATTGACAATGACCCGCTGCATGATGCCTTCCGAAATTGGCAGGGCGTTCAGGACAATAAACTCGTCCGGGGTTATCGTTGTCGGCTTCGTGTACAGGTACACAGGTATCTGAATACCGTCCGCCGCCGTTAATATCCCGTAGATGTAATTTACCGCTGTGTCTGCCGTTTTCATCGCATTGCTGTTGAAACTCCTGTCATATCCACGTCAAAACCTTCGATGTTCTTTGCTTTTGCAAACCTTTTCAGGCTTGCCTCGATGTCAATAAGCGCAATCTGCGCCTGTGAGGTTATCACATTGAACCCTCTCGATTCAAGATAACTCGCGTAATCCACCCCCGCCACTCCAACCAAAACATAACCGTCTTTTATGGGTATTGTCCCAAGCAACTGTTTTGCTGCTGAAATCCCCTCCGATTCGCCTTCAACCTTTCCGCTGACAACTATCCCGTCTTTGAGAACGAAATAGCCTATTGAACTGCGAAGGTTTCCGGTATCGTCAAGATATTCACCCGGGCCACGTACTTTGTCGCCGGGTTGCTGCTTACGTATTGCCGGGAAAGCCGATGTGTCGATATTCAGGTCTGTTTTTGCATTTGTATACCACTGCAGGCCGACACGATCAAGGCGGATAAGTATTCCCCTTTCGATTGACCGGTACTGCCGTTGTAACTCCCGCAGTGTTTCAGCGCTTGAATATTTCGGCGTTATACCCATGTTTTTGAATTCATCTGATTGTTCTTGTGTAGCTTCACTGTTCCCGTGATGGTGCTTCCGTCGTGAAGTGTTACCGTTACCTGTGTGCCGGGCTTTATTTCGGTCTCATGCTGCGGCTGAAAGAGGGTGTAGTTGTACTGGACAACTTTCCCATCGATCATTGTTACCGTTCCATTCTGACTGTTATACTCCGCCCTGCATTCGGTTGTGTAGTCACTCCCATCCGGTACGTACCAATACCCGTTTAAATCCTGGGCTGGTGTCCCCGGAATCGTAAAGGTTGCGCTATCTGGATACTGTGTTACCACGGACTGACTGCTTTTACCTTTGCCATTGCTTTCCCGTATAGCGGCTTGCCATACCGCTGATAGATGCTATTTGCCATCGAAATGAGGTTTTCACGATCATTGACTGAAACGCTGAACCCTCCCTCGCTGACATTCACCATTGTTGCCACAGCAATGTACACGTCTGCCGTTGCCAGCTGAAACGCCTGCGAAGTGCCTATATAGGTATCCGTTGACGTTATCGCCCGGTCTGTCAGAATTCTCGTGAAAACATTCGTGGCCAGTTGGTAGCCGCTTACTGTTGATTGCAATGCTTCAAGGTTTGTCATCGGTTTCCGGTTTCAGGTTATGCCCATGTGCTTGTGCTGTTGGTGTACAGACTGAAGCACTGATCAATATTCGACCATGACGGGAAGGCGTTGCATTCAGCCTTTGTCAGCACGGCAGAAGGGTTGAACTCTTTCCGGACGGAAAGCAGGACAGGCCCGCGCTTGCTCTGAAGAATATCAACAGGTTTCTCCAATTCCTCGGCGATGGGGCCAGTCATGTAACTCCCGCAAACCAGATCAGGAAGGAACGTAACATGTGTTGTGCTCCAGGGATTCGTAGCGGTACGTGTTCCGGCGGCATTTTCGATATTGACATAAGTGTCATATATGACGATCTTCGGAAGTCCGAAGTTTGTCATCAACTTGTTTGCCATTTCGAGTGACTGCATGCCGAGCAGATCACTACTGGTTATCCCCACAAGTGCCCTCATTGCATTCAGGTATTCCGTTGACCCGGTGACGATGTCGAACATATCCTGATTCATGACTGCATATTGCAGCTTCACCCCAATCTTGCGACCTTCAGCCATGACCTTTTTGAAGTCGGTTATCGGAAGCATGGTATTGGCATTTGTGGTTGACCAGGTGTCGGTTGTTACAACCTCTTTATTGGCGGTCGGGATCCCAAAGCTGATTGCCGTTTCGTTGATTATCCCAAGCGCGTTGTTTGAGGTGGAAAGCGTCACCGATCCGGTTGAAAGTGCCGTAGCGGCAAACCATTCCATACGTGCCTGAACGCCATCATAGACACCGTCCAGATCCGCGAAATAGTTCTCAATGACAGCATTCGATCCGAGCGTGGAACGGAGAATCTGATGTTCCAGAATCTCTTTTTCGGTTTTGCGGATGGCAACGGCAATTTTCGGAATGTCGAAATGCTTGGTGCTCAAACTTTTCCGGCTGATTTCCGGGGCTTTCGCATCATAGCTGATGATGTATGCAGCGGTGCGGTTCCCGGATGCTCCGATGATCGTTTTTGCATCCAGGGTGGGAACTTGCTTCACAGGGAAGAAATTCGGCCAGAACAACTCATTGTACTGCCTTGTGGCAAGGTAGGTATCCATTGCCGGTTGTGAAAGTTCATTAATCAATGTTGTTTTCATCTTTCTTCTCTGTTAGGCGTTGAATTTGAAATGGGTCATTTTTGACTTCTGCTTTGTGGTCAGCGGGAATGGAAGTGCAGATTCGCGCACAGTTCCTGCAATTACCACAGAGGCATCCAGGTTCTCATACAGGGCAGCACCATCGCCTACGGTAACATCATCCTTGATGAATCCGTTTGCTTCGTACTTGTACCCTACCGTTGCGGCCAACGTGCAGGTCTGCCCGGTTGCGTCGGCATCGTCACCATCCCAGTCGTCGGTAGCAAGGAACTGGATGGAACGGAAATCCCATTCTGCAGATTCGATGTCATTGATTGCCTGGGTGATCAAAAGATCGGTGTTCTTCGACGCTGTGCCAGTTGCTGCGCGGATAGTTACAGTATTTGCAGAATATCCGACAATCAGCGTATCGCCGGTTGCGGCGGTGATCACAAATGCCAGCCCGGCATTGTCTGCGTTGGATGAATAGACGTCAAGTGTTCCGCCATCGCCTCCCAGTTCCATAGTCGCAGCTACTGGATAGCCGAATTTGCTGGTTGACTGCGATTCGACAATCACGGTGCCGGATGCATAAGTTGAAAGGGCGGAAGCGACAGTAATAGCGTCCAGATCACCGGACGCGGCAATTGAATTAATTGCAGCAGTTATCCGTCCATCGGTAACATATTCGCCCGACGCAAAAAGATTGATATCGGGGTCAACGTAGAGGACGGTGGAAGTTGAACCATCTTCGAGGGTGGCAGTCTTAACGACTTCCGCGACCCTGGTGGATGTGTTCAAATACACGGGCGTGCCTGCTTTCAGGGTTTCGGTGTCAACCGGTATCCTGGTGGTGTCAAGGCTTGCCCCGCCGACATAGTCTTCAGTATTGTCGAAAACCACATTTCGGCTGCCTATTGAACTTGTTGAAACAATTTGCATTTTTTCTGAAAAAAGTTTTTAAATGAGTTTTTTTGCCACAACGCCATCTGTGGATGCTGCCGGGTTATTCCGCTTTTCGGCGATTTGCTTCGCTATG